CCGTTCGTTTCCCCCCGGCCGCCGGCTGCGTTCTTCATGCGAACGCCAGTTCCATGTGTGCCTGCTGACGTGCGGAAATGCGGGCGAGATGGCGGCCGTGCTCGCGAGGCGCTCGGGCACCGGGCTTGAATTGCCAACGTATTAGCAGGTCAGGCCGTGTTTTTCCGGTCAGATCACGAGCGCTTCTTGGGTTGCGCCCTACCCCACGAGCATCCGGATCCGGGCTCGCTGCGGCTCAGGCATCGCCAGCGCGACCTCAGCGGCCCCGGCGGCGGCGTAGGCGGCGTCGACGTGGCCGGCCGCCGCGCCGCCCTTCCGGGTGAACCGCCAGCCGTCTCCGGAGGGGAGCTTCTTCGCTCCTCCGACGTGGGCGTTGAGGAGGGGATCGTCGGGGTGCAGGACCTGGCGCGACTTCGCCAGGTCGGCGAGTCCCTGGCAGGCTGCCGCGACGTCGGCGCCGTGGATCGCGCCGCTCTCGGGAGGGTCGCCCGGCTGCCGCTTCTTGCGGTGGTTGTACTTCTTGGCCAGGCCGTCGCAGACCGGCTTCAGTGCCGCCGCCGGCCCGGCCGGGTACCACATGAAGGCGGCGGGACTGATCCGGTCCACGAGCGTCACGAGGTCGGGATGATCCCCGGGGTCCTTGGTGAGCCTGGCTTCCTCGGTGGACTTCCACGCTCCCGCGATTTCCACGCGGACGCGGCCGTCGTCAAGCCGGGCGGCGACGGCGAGGGTGGCGTGGGCGCCATCCGGCGCCACGTCGAAGCAGGCGACGGCCCGGTTTCGCAGGCCGTCCATGGTGCCGGACCGGTCGGCGCAGGCCTTCCAGGCGTTCATGTCGACGGCGCCGTCAAGGTTCTTGACCCTCATGCACAGGACTTCGGTGCGGAACACGTCGGGCGGGTCGGTGGCGAGGTCGGAGCGGATGGTCTCCTCGTCGATGATGTAGCCGAGTCCCGGGTTGGCTGCCTGCCAGGCCGTGACGTCGTCGAGTTCGCAGCCTTCGGGGGCCGACCATTCGAGGCGGCACAGGTACGGGTCGGTTCCGGCGTCCGCCACGGCGGTGAGCTGGTTGAGGACGACGGACAGGTCGTCGCCCTCGTTGCTCATGGCCCAGATCTGGCCGTTCGCCTTCGCGTTGATGGTCTTGGAGACCGCCCCCCAGGCAGCCCAGTCCCTCTGCTCGCGCAACTCGTCGACGTTGACTTCGTCGTTGCTGCCTCCTCGCCCGGCCTTGCGGTTAGCGGCCTTGACGGCGTAGCAGGAGCCGTTCTCCAGCCAGAACATCTCGTCGCCGTTGACGTTCCGGGCCTTGAGGAACTCCTCGGCGAGATCCGGGGATGCCTGGATGGCTTCCTGGCAGAGGTTCCACTGCTTGCGTGCCAGCGACATGTCCTGCGCGACGCCGAGGATGTCGCTGCGCGGGTACTTGTACATCCGCCAGAGGGTGATGATCCTCTTGATTGAGCTCTTGCCGTTCTGGCGCGCGACCTTGATCAGGATCTTGCGGAACCGCAGCCGGCCATTAGGCAGCAGTTCCAGGGCGTGGATGGCCGCCCATTCCTGCCACGGCAGCAGCGGCTCGCCGATCATCTTGGCGAAGTCGATGACCTGCCAGCCCAGCGAGGTCTCGCGCGTCAGGGGCCGGAGCGGCGGCGTGAAGATCCGCGCCTCGGTGAAGCCGTAGAGCTTCCCGTCGCGGGTCGCGGGCCGGTTACCGGGAGGCCGGGTGCCCGGCTTGTGGTCCTCGCAGCGCTTCCGGCCGGGCGGCGCTAGCTTGCGGCACCCGGCGGGCCAGGAGCAGCGGGTGCGCTTCGGCTTGGTCCTGGTCGTCACGGCGGACTAGGCGCCCCAGGAGTCGCGGAGGGCCTGAAGGCCCGTCTTCTGGCCGCCCGCGGGCTTGTCCTTCTTCGTGATCGCCGCCCGGGCCGCGGGCGTCGCCCCGAGCTGGGCCAGGCAGTCAAGCAGCAGCGGGCCGATCCACCGCATCGCCCACGCCGAGGTCTCGCCGCGCTTGCACTCCGGGTCCTCGCACCCTCGGCAGTGGCCGTCGGACTTGTCGATAACGTCGGCGTACTGCTCGGCCAGCTTGATCGCGGCGGCGTCCTTGCCGTCCGGTACGCCCATCGCGGCGATGGTTTCCGCGACGGCGGGCGCGAGCAGCCGCGCCGCGTCCTTCAGCCGCCCTCTCACGGGAAGCACGCCATCAGCAGCGGGGAGCCGGCGACCGCGGCGGCCTTGTACGTGACCACGGCGGCAGCCCAGCTCGATGACCGGTCGATCGACCCCGAGTAGTCAGCCGTCCCGGTCGATGAGGTGATCTGCTCTCCTGCGACGTAGGAACCGAGCGAGCCGATATTGGCCTGAGCCTGGTTGGCCCACGGCGGCGACGGTCCGGTCAGGACAGGGTTGCCGCTGGATCCGGAGATGTCGATCAGGACGCCGGCCCAGAACTCGGCGCCCTGGGACGTAGTCGCGGTGGCGAGCGAGTCGAACGCGGTCCCGGCCGCGGTGCTCGATGACGACTTGTCGGCAGGCAGGGAGGCGGCCAGGCCGGACACTTCCCACACGTCGCAGGCGGCGTGGGAGCCGGATGTGGGGTAGCTCAGGAGGACGGCGGTCTGGCCGCCCGCGCACGACGGGTCGGACCAGATGTCCGCGTCGACCGCGACCACCCCGCCCGTGTTGCGGACGTGCAGGTCCGAATGCCAGTTGTCGGCCGACCCGCCGAGCGTGATGCCGGTGACGCCGGCCGTTCCGGCGGTCGCTCCGGCGGTGACGATCAGGGCGTTGCCGGACGTCGTCGCGCTGTCCAGCGTCACCGACAGGGAGGTCGATCCGCCGGTCGGGCCGCCGCGCTTGTGCTGGACGATGACGAGGCCGGGCATTGCTCAGAACCCGAGCCCGGAGCCGAGGTACGCCCACTTCGACAGGCTGGCGACATACTCGAATCCCAGAATGTCCACTTTCGAGGCGCCCGTGCTCAGCGTGGGCGCCCCGGCCGCGCCGAAGTCGTAGGCGGTGCCGTATGCCAGCGTCCTTGACCCGGTTCCGTCCTGGATCACCCGGACCCGGATCACCTGGCCGTCGACGGGATTGGACGGGTTGCCGAGCGTCGTCGTCGACGCGGTGAGGGTCAGGCTGAACGCGTTGCCGAGCGCGGCGTTGACCAGCGTCGTACCCGATCCCACGAAGGTCAGGGTGGCCACTGCGGGTGCCAGCCAGCCGGTCATCGTCCCGCCGGCCTTCGGGAGCGCCAGGCCTTCCGCCACGGTCACCGCGGCGTCCGCGTAGGCGGTGGTAGCCACCTTCGCGGACGCGTCGCCAGGACTCTGGGTGGCCGCAGTGGTGCCGTTCGGGAGTGCCGAGGAGGCTGACAGGCCGGCTGCGGTGCCGGTCGTGTTCTGGTTGAGAACGGGCACGTCCCCGGCGGCGATGGTGCCCCACGCCGGGGCCTGGGCGGCCGAGCCGGTGCCGGTCGACGTGAGGAACTGCTTCGTCGCCGAAGTAGGCCCGGCCAGCCGGGAGGCGACCCCGGGCCCTGACTCGTACTCGATGTCGCCGGTAGTCGTCATCGGCGATAGTGCGTTGTAGGCCGCGTTCGCGCTGGCCGCGCTGGTACCGGTGCCGCCCTGAAGCAGTGGCAGCGGCGACGAGGACGACGGGAGCTGGCCGAACGCGGCAGCGTCCTGCGCGCCCGACCCGTTGGTCAGGCCCGTGATCTTGTGGGCGCCCATCGTGATCGCGCCGGACATCGTGCCGCCCGCGAGCGGGAGGCTGGCGGCCTGGGCTGCCGAGGCCGCGCCGGAAGCGTCGGCGCCGACCTGGGCGGCGGTGATCCCGGTCAGCGCCGACCCGTTGCCTGAAGGCGCCAGGTAGTCCGTTCCGGCCGCCGCCGCGCTGACTGCCGTCCCGTTGCCCTTGAGCAGGCCGGTCACCGAAGTCTGCACGCTGATCTGCGGCGTGCTGGTTGCGTTGGCCACGGACCCGGCGAAGCCGTTGGCGGAGGCGAC